TTTAGCTCCTCGGCCTCCTGCGACTCCTGTGTACTGTTTCGAAAATCCTGACGCACCACCTCTGGAGCTTGTGGCAACTGTAAATTACCGTCAGAATCTAAGTCCATCTCTACACCTACGTTCTGCATTTGTGTAATAATCTGAGCTTTTAAATTCATATTATTCAAATACTTTGTCTCATCACGTTCGTTTATATCGTTAAATCTAATCTTCCAAGTATCTATTTGCATAAGTTTTAGTAACGGTTTTAGGAATCCCATTTCTACACACTGCTGTGTCTCTCGTATAGTTCTGTCAAATATTGTAATCTGCTCGCCTTCTGAGTTAAGTCCACCTACACCTTGCATCTGTCCTACAACTAAAGGCATGACTCCATACGATGCGTTTACGTCGTTGTTAATCCTGTCCATGTAAGGCAGCATCATCAACTCATCCATGTTAGGCATAACTGGCACAAACTTCGCTGTAGTGCTTGCATCTCTGCTACTTAGTATAGGAATAAAATTAGGATTGCGTCTTGTCTCTTCTGCAATGTACTCTCCTAACCTGTTAAGCGACTCTTCATCGTGACCAGGCACATCTAAGAAACCCTTTGGTGGCCTTTCTAATCTATAGATTTTGTTTTGAAATGACTCTATGGCCAATGCTGTTTCGATTTTTTTAGAAAGACCTATAATTGGCGACTGCCCATACAACCGAGCATTCGCACTGTACTTGTTAAAATGTATAATTTCATCACGTGCAAAAGGTATCTTACCTTCCTCGCTTTCATAAAAGTAAGCCATAAATTCTAACTCTACACCTGTTTGTGGATTTACATCACCCTCCATAAACTCTCTAGTAACTGGGTCAAACTTATCTTCTTCTAAGAAACGACCGTACTCATCAACGTTAAATCGCATGTGCTTTGCATCTTCTACCCAAAGTTCCTTGACTACTTTATTTGTAACTTTACCAGAACCATCTGCAACCCTGTCATACACAATACTTACCCAGCAATCATCAAAAACTTCTAACTGTCTTATCATTGCCTTAAACAACTCTGAACCTGTCATGTCACTGCTGCCGTTAGTAGGATTGCGTAACAACCTCTCCACCATTCTACGTTGCTCTGGGTCGCCTTTGCCAATAGCGTGGTACTCCCACCCTTTGGCGACAGACTGCGAAGCTATACGAGTGATTACAGTCCTAAGATGAGAATACCTGTCAGCTAATTGTTCTAAATAAAATTGGTCTACTGGCGGCAGTATAGATTGCCTGTATGCTGTATCTGTACTCACACCAGAATATACAGGAGTTCTAGCATCTTTAGAAACTTCCATAGTTGCATCCTGTAAGAATGCATCTATGCCAGTAGTCTTTCTGACTGGCTTGCTCCTGAATCGGTCAAATATTCCCATTATAGTCTCCTCGACTCAAGGACATGACGGTGCCTGTGTATATAATCTTCGATAACAGGTTCTAACATTTTAGATACTGGCGTTTCTTTTACCTTTGCCAACGTCTTTAAATTTTGTTTTGTCTCAACAGATATTCCCCACAATTCCATTCGTGTTCCGTTGCTGGGTGAACTTGTCATCTGGAATCCCAGTGTGGCTCATTAGTATATATGTCTTTCTGTAAGGGAGATATGTCCTAATTTAAATATAATCCCATCGTGTAAAAACTAGACGTTTCTTTTCCAAAACGTGCACACATAACTCACACATCCATAGCGCCATGACTGCATCGGGCGTATGTCCTTCTAGCCTTCCATGTTTACCATAAATCAATCTACTCAAACCATCTACTAACTTTCTCATACCTGGTTTAGAACCTTCACGTGCTTCCTTGTTCCACGGTATGAAATACTTGCCCTGCTCCATAGCTAACGCAATCCTAGGAACTCCCACATCATGCTTGTGTTTTTCTCTTCCAGTGTTGTGTCCCTCGACTGGCATGCCATCTAACTCCCTTGCCGTATGTACAACCAATCTCTGATAACCGTTAGACTCAACCATAATCTTGTCAGGCTTGTACTTGTCTGCCAAACTCTTCATCGTTACAACCTGAGCCTCCAACCATCCAGCACCCTTAGCTCTAATCTTACCACTCCAACAATACAAAATTTTACGCTCTTCTGTAACTCGATTATAAGCCATAACAACATACGCAGACTCGTCATTCTGACTGTCCATACCTACGGCCAAGTCAACACCCATAGTCACAAACCAATCATCACCAGACTCAGGCAAGCCCATACTCATACCCTCTTTCAAACAAGGCTTCAAAACCTCGTAAGGTATAACTGCACTCTCTGGGTCCAATGGATTTAACATATACTCAGACTCGAAAGCCCTACTTCCCATCGTTTCTCGTTCCTTGTCAAGCCTTTCTTGATTCCAATACTCAGGCCAACGTGGAGTGCCATCCTCTAACAACGCAGGATGACGTACTGAGTTCCATTGTGTATTCTGCTCAGCCCAATCTGTAGCATCGCCAACTCTCTTCTGTGTTCCTACCAATAACATCTTTGCCTTCGGCAACCTCATCGGCATTACAACTCTCTTTATGTAGTGAATTACCTTTTCATCAGTCATATTAGGAAACTCTTGTAAAATATCATCCAAAATAATCATGTGAACGTGAGGACCTTCTAACGCTTTACCAATACTTGCAGCGTGAACCCTACTTCCATTGTTAAAATACTTAGCACCCTTGCGCCAAGTTACCTTGTCATCCTCATGTTGTGATTTCATAAAAGAATTAAGTCTCCATGAACGCCGACAAATCTCCTCAAACTGCTCCAGTTTGTCCCATGCCTGCTCTAAGGTCGCCGAAAGATACAAAGCACGGTAATTTGGCTGCATTGCCATCTGATACGCAAGTGCTGACAAGCCCCAAGACGTCTTCAAGTGACCCCTTGCGCAAATTATCGACGTATGTGTGCCTGCTTGAAAAGCATCCGCCCACTCTGCATGCATCTGACCTAAAGGAACATACTCACCAGGCTCCATGTCCATATAATGACGCAAAACATCGTCTATAAACTCCTCTAAAGTAAGCGGAGTGCTCTTTAATGTGTTTAAAGCACCACTAATCGCTAAGTTTAGCAGCTTGTCGTCGATTCCTTTCTTCGATTTCGTCATAATTTAGGCTAAATTCTATTCTTTTTGGCTCAGAATCATAATAATCTATGAACTGAACTAACGTTTGCATGTCCTGCGTCTCTTTTATAACTTTGCCATCCTTAATTATGCGAATCATTGGTCCAATTCCCTCAACCAACGCTCTCCATCAAAAGAATAGATGTCAAACTCGTCTTTATACTCAAATCTAGGTATCATATAACACTTGGCTACCTTCTCATCGCTGTCATAATGCTTTTCTCCTACTGTTTTACTAGGAAACTTCTCTCGTAACAACAATTCCTGTAACTTTTCTGTCTCAATCAACCAAATCTGCTTGTCTGACACGTTTACCAAGTAGTAAACAAAGTATTTTGCCTTCGTAACACTAATGCCACTCGACTTTCCACGGCATTTATACTCTATTGCCATGTTTCCTGACCCTCCTTTACTCCAATCCTGTTCCCAAAGGTCCGTTTTTACCTCGTAAGTTATCAAATTGATGTCTTCATCCTCAAAAAGAAGGTCATATGCACTTGTATCGTTGTCCTTAATGTATCTTTGTCCTAATGTCGATTCGACAAAAAACCTAATCACCTGTTCACCCTTCTTTCCATCCTTCAAATCCTCGTCAAAGTTGTAATTCATAGCAATAACTCCTTCGTAAACTTCTGATTAGCGTTGACAACACGTATTTCTAACGGATACATGTGTTGTTTCTTCATAATAGAGTCACTTCCTTCCGTATTTACAACCTCATACACGATTCCTGCGTCAGCATCTATCACATCTGCCCTCAAACCACTCGGTTCAAACACCGCTTCAGTGTAAAACTCGTGTCCCCACTCCTTTAACTGCTTGCAAATCGCAAATTTCATGTCTATATGCTCTGGCGTCTCGTTTTTACTCCAACGCATAGCGTTTCTGTTCCTGTTACTGGTCCTTAACAACCTAGAAACTGCGTTTCTCTGCTCCTGAACTGCGTATCTATTCATAATGAGACTCCATAATGCGCACACAACGCTTACAATTTACCTCATGGTCCTTGTCAGTAGCTATTACATTCATCAAACCTTCTAGTTTATCTGCATACCTGCCACATAATGTCCACTGCGTCTCACCCCTATACTTGTGTATTATCTGGTCACGCTCCCGCATGTAATTTCTTCTAACCACGATTACCTACCATGTCACCTATTATCGGCGTAACTTTACCGTGCCTATCACATGTATAACAATTCAACGTAGGGCGGCCCGTTTTCTTAGGACTATAAATAAAATCAGACTCTTTCAATACTCGATGCTCTACTTCCCACATCTCAGGACATCGATGACAACTAAATCTCCACTTCATGACGATGCCCACGCTATAAACTTAGCTTCTAACTCTTCACGCATACGCTTGACCTCATCCGTACTCTGATACATCTCATCATCATTCTGTATCTTCCTGCGCATCCGACTTATGCTACTCTTATCTGGTGCAAACTTTAACAACAAATATAAATCTGCCAAAAATTGCTCCACATAAGCACTATGCTTCTTATCTGCGGGTATTGCACGATAGTAATCCTTCAGAATCATATAATATAACTCCATATCACTATCTCTCGTGTGCGGATACTCCTTCAGATACTTTATCGCCAACCTCTTTACCGTATCTAAATTCTTAAACCACTCTTTCATATGTAATTACTTGCGTTCCTAAGTTTCTCTATGTAACGTAAAAGGAACTGCTGTTTTACGTTCTCATCCATCTTGACTTCTTCCAAAGCCTGACTTATACAATCATTGATATGCTCTACCAACTCTTGCTTTTCATTTTCACGCAAGGACATACGCTCCGCCATCTCAGTCAACTTTGCAAACTCATGACCTCGAATGTCTGCACCCTGCTTCTCTCGCATCCTATCCAAAAAGGCATGACGTACTTCCTCTACCTCATCCAAACGATTCACATGCTTAGTTATCGCCTGCTCCTTAACCGCCTCTCGTACCTCTTGCTTAACATCACTCATCAACTCCTGCCAACCCATAGCATCACTCCACTTGCGTACTGTGTCTCTATTCAATGGCGGCACAAACTTGTGACGCTCCTGCATTATCGTCGCTACATCATTGAAACTGTTACCCTCAAGATATAACTTCATTCCTTCTTCCTTGTGCTTTAATTTATATTTCGCCATCTGCTATCAACTCCCTTAACTGTAACGCCTGTAAACATCGTTTACAATTAACATGTTTTAGGTCTAATTGCTTCATCTTCTGAAACTCTTGGAACGTCGTCTCATGACCACACAAGGTCATCTTAAACAACTGACTCGCCGCATGCCTCTTTCTCATAAATTCTTCCTTAACTGGTCCCGATAAGCATGTACGCCTAGCCAAAAGCCAGCAACAAAAAACGCAAACATCAAAACAATAGCAAGCAAACTATTCATCACAACACTCCTTGCAAAAACCGCCGTGCTTCTCTACCTCCATAGTAGATAATACCATGCCACAAGCCCTACAACGCCACACGCCATTAGTCATCTTCCTTCTCCTTCAACATATCCTCTATCATCTTCTTCATCAATACTGCCATCATACCCAAACCCGTCGTGTATGCCTTCAACTCCTTACCATCATACTTCATAGGATTGTCATCTACAAACTTCTGCACATGACCAAGAAGACCATCCAACTGCACTATCCATAAATTCAATGCCTCAGTCATCAACACTCTCCATTACCCACTTAGTCAAGTCATCCAACGCCGCATAATAGCCCGTCAAATAGTCCTTCAAACTCGCATCGCCTATCGGACCCCAATCACTATCGTGTATGTCATCCTCCAAACCCGCCATCTTTCTCTTTGCAAAGTTCCTAACGTCAACTAAACGCAAACTTGCCTTCAAATGCTTCTCGGTCCAAACATGGCCCTTCTTCCAAACCTTTTCACTCATGCTAGGTCATATGCCCCTTGTCTATTTAAGTCTATCCACTCTATCATGTCCAACTTCAAACACGCCACCCACATCCTATGGCTCATAACTTCCTTCTTCTTGTATGTATCAGCAATGCTTCCCATATCTCCTCCTGCAAACTCATGTCATCAACATCCGCCAAACGCTGCATCTCTGCAAATACTTCCTTCCTCATAGGGTCCCTACCACAATTTAGCACAAACTGCTTGGGCCACCCCTTCTTCTTAGAATATACCATACCACCACCACCCAAGTAGGGACATATAACCTTGCCGTTCATAACTCCAAAAAAAAAATAATATGACCCCCTTAATAGAAACCTTAGAAAATTTGTAGATATACTCCCCCTTAGCACAGAGGGCGTACCCTCGACATGCTGGTACCCTTCAAAGAGCGTGGGCGCAAAGTTGCATTACCCGAGGATTATCGTCGAGGATTGGCGTGGTTTGTGCTATTCTAAGCAGGATTTTGCACACTGATTTAGAGATATTTTGATGTGTGCTAAAAGTTGGTGTGCTCAATGTTGCTTTTGTGCTTAAGTGTGCGTATTTTTGCTATAGTAGAAATAATTCTTAATTCTGTAAGTTTCTGTGAAGTGCGTTCGGGATTGCTTCGGAGCTAGGATAATATGACCTCAAGCACGAATCCTGTATTTTTCTTTATATAT